CACCTGCTACAGCAACTTCTACTGCATCATACGCAATGTGTAATCTATTTTGTTCAGACCAAATTACTTGATCAGATGTCATTGGCATTTCAGCGCCAACCATTCTTAAAAATCCAGATAAGGTTCTATTACCATATCTTTCTACTTCCTGCTCATAAAGCTCAGGTAAGTATTGTTGTGTCCATTGCGCGAAAGCAGCATCATGAAAATCAATGTAATTATCTTGAACTGTTAACTTGTTCGGCATTGGAGTAATTGATGCGGGAAACGACCCGCCTGCAACAAAGGCCATAATTTTTAGTTTTTATTGTTTTCTTGTTTTAATTTTTAACTTAGAACTATCTACACCACTAATTGCCCTTACTTTTAAACCATTAATAAACATATCTCCTGAGTTAGATTGTCTAGCTTCATTAGTTATATTTTTAGATCTAGCAGTAACATCTTTAATAGCATCGGCTTTGCCTTGCTCATAAAAATGTTTTGCTATAGTATCAGCATTTCGTGCTGCATAGATTGCTTTATGATATCCAGTATAATCCTTTACATTACCCTTTTCATCTAAGAACGTCTTGATAAAATCAGATAGATTAGATTGATTAGATGCAACTTCACTCGGATTGTTTACTCCATACCTAAATCGTTTTTCTCCTAAGTTAAATTCAAAACCTTTGAAATCATTTGAGAAAAATTTGTTGGTACCATCTTTAAACGTAGTGTGACGTTGTTGAATAGCATCTTGTTCTTTGTTATATCGGTTGAAAAAGTCCATAGCTTTCTGTTGCTCTTGAGTTACTCCCGGTCTCAACTTGATCTCGTCATAGTATTTACTCTTTAAGTCTTCCATGTAGTTTCTGGCTTTTGCAACCTCTTCTTTTAAAGCGAGTTTCTTTTTTCGGATGTCTCGCTCTTCATCCATATCTTCATCCCAAGCAAATTTATCATCCATCAGAAAATTAATTTCTTCAGCATTTAAATGTGGTTTAGTATGAAGATAATATTCTTTTAACATTGTATCATTGTCTATATTAGAGTAATCTGCATTTAATCTAACATAATCAACTAATGTTCCACCTGTTTCTTTCATAAAATCAACCAGTTTTTCTACATTTTCTGGTAACTCTATTTCAGGGTTTTGTTTAATTTCTTCTTTTATTTGCTCAGCTACTGCTGGTTCTATTTCTTTTTGTTCTTCACCTATTTTAATTTCTTCAATAGCAGGTTTATCCTCTTTAGTTTTTTCAATAACTTCTTTAGGTTTTTCTACTACTTCTTTTTCTTCGGTGGACCGTATTTCTTCAACCACCTTCTTGCTGTTAGTTTCGTTTTTGGATTCTTCGACAACAGCATTGCTATCATTTGCTTCTGGTGTTTGAACGGCATTTTCTTCTTTTTTAGTTAAATCTAACTTTACTGGCTCATCAGTTTTATTTAATTTTCTAGGTCTGCCAGGTTTTTTCTTCATTTTAAATTCACCTTCTTGAGGTACTTGTTCTTCTTTTGACATAATATAATATAATAGTTAATAATTATTCAGGCTGTAATTCTACTTCACCTTGTCCACTAGTCATTCCTGGTGGTGGTGGTAAAGGTGGTTCAGCTCCTCCTAAATTTTCTGGTATACTTGTTTCAAAGTCTGTTGGTAGTAAATCATTTTTTCTTTGATCTATTAATTTACTTTGCTGTGTAGCTTGTATTCTTGTTCTTTCATCTTTACGGTCTTCAATTTCTTTTTCTTTTCTAGACATTTGCTGAAGATCCATAGTTTTAAGTTGTTGATCATATCCAAACTGCTGAGCCATAAGCTCTTTTTTAATTTTACCATCAACTTGCATTTGCTGTATTTGAAACTCAGATTTACCTTTTTCAATTTGAAGTTGGGTATCAGCCATTGCTTGTTGCTTTTGAACTTCATATAAAGCAGCTTTTTCTGCAGTCTCTTGATTAGCTTGTGCTTGAGCTTGAATATTTGCTTGTTGCATTTGTTGATCTCTAGCCTGCTTTTGCTTTCTTCTTTTCTTTAGCAACTCATTAGCAAGTTTAAGATTACTTATGTTTCTAATATCAATAGCATCTTCTAAATCTATTGACTGAGTTTGTAATGCAACTGTATTAGAATTAGCAGCCGCTAATTTTTGTAATCCTACTAAGGCGTTTTTATCAGGCGTACTAGCATCACGTGCTTCATTTAAGCCGGTTACATCTCTTATCATTTGTAAATAATATTGATAAGTAGATATCAACGCTTGTATTTTAGCACCACCACTAGATGATTGTAACTCTTGTATTGGAACCTTACCACGATTCATTTCACCATCTTGAGTTAATGATCTACCAACCACAGATCCAGTTTGAAAATACATATTTAATGCTTCGCGTGGATTATAATTAGTACCATTACCAAGATCAACTTCTGCTAAACCATCAACATCAAGATAAACACCATCTGGAACCATGCGTGAAATTACTTGTTGTAGTTTTAACGATGTTATATTTATCATATCTGCAAACCCAGTAGTTCTGCTTACAATAGATTCAATACGTCCTCTATACATTCTTGGCGCACATATGTTATAACTCATGTTTACTTTAACAGTGTCACTAAAAGGTCTAGTCATATTTTCTGCTAGTTTCCATTCTAACATATTTTCATAACCTAATATTTTAGCTCCTGAATATAATACTTCAATAGCTCTAAACGCTTTCTTAAAATTTTCTGTTTCAGGTGGATTAAAAGTATCTCCTTTCTCTAGTGCTTTTTCTAAACCATTTGGAGTTTCTTTTATCTTCCAAACTTGATTAGCATAAGTTTTCCATTCAAAAAACAATACTTGTATACTTTGGTCGTTAGTCCTACCATTCCAATTTCTAGCAAAGTTTTTATTACCTTGATACTGCTGCATCTTTTTTAATTCTTCAGCAGTTAAGTAGGGAAATTGTTTTTTAATTTCAACTAAACTTAAATTTCTTATTTCACCTACGTAATATATATCTTCAAAGTTAGGATCTTCAGTATATGAATATACTATTCTAGCAGGATCTACATATTCTGTAACAATACCATTTGATCTATTAAATGTAGTTTTAGTAGCAGCAATACCTAAAACAGCTAAATCGTAGTTTAATCTTTTTCTAATTAAGTGGTATTTGTTTTTATCTAATACTTGATTTATTAACTCTTCTTCTGCAATCTCAATAGACTGTTTGTAGTTTAACTGCATGTGAGCAGGTAGTTCATCTAAACTCTGAGGACTGTTTTCATCTTTTTTACTTTGAGATAAATCAATACCAAACTCTTGTTGAACTTGAGCATCAAACTGTTGAAGTTGAATATCTTCTATAATTCTTTGTGCATACTCAGTTCTCTTTTTAACTGACTCTGGATCTTGTGCCATAGTCTTAACTTCATAGCTACGTTGTGACATTCCATTAACAACTATATCTACAAATTTGGCAAGTACAGGTACAGGTTTCCAATCAAGGTTTAAATAAGATAAATCACCATCAATAGATAATTCGTCTTTATATTTTTGAACTGATTGTTCTCCTCTAGCATAAAGTCTTAGATTGTGAAAGTTAGTATATGTACTATCAAATCTATAACCATTATTCATTTCATTACTGAACCATTCCCCTTCAATAGCTTTAGCTACCTTTAAACCATATTCCCAAGTTTGCTTTTCTGCATCAGGTACCACCTGATCTGGAAAGGAACTATTATTACTTGTATAAATCTGCATTTATTCTATTATTTTTGAAATTAATCCTGTATTGTCATATCTTCTAAAACCTAACGATATCGCTTGGTTAACTCTATCTTGAACTGGTTTATATTTATTTTTATTGCAAGCCATAATAGCTAAACCTGAACTAATAGAAGCATCGTGCTTTGTTCTTTTATTTATATCAAATAAAGCCCAATCTTCTAATGTACGTTGGAAATACATATCACCATATCCAGTTTCTAAAGCACCAACATAATTTTCTATATAAGATTCGATAGCAGCAGCATGTGCTTGTTTAATATCTTCGCTTGAGTTTGGTATACCACCAATCTCTCTTTCTGTTACAGATAGTTTATTTAAAGTTCTATCTGGTCTGTTCATACTAAAACCTCTATAACCTCTACGTTTTAAATAGTATAGTAATCGAGGTTTATTATTCTCTGCAAGTAGTGGCATACTATAAAAATGTAGTGCCATTAAAACATCTTCAAAAAATATTTCAGCCATAGGTGGTCTTTCAATATATTCTAAAAAAAATCTGTTTGGAGGAACATCCTCCATACTATATTTAGTTAATCCATGTAAAGATCCTTTAGATCCTCTACCATCTACAGTTCCACTAATATCGTAACTATCACAACCAAAAGCACCAATGTGTTCATTACCAGGGTATTTCACTCCGTTTTTTATTATCACTTGATTTTGCAAGCTTTTAGGTGGAACCCAACTAATTAAAAACCTACCATTAAGTTGAGGTATAAAAATTACTTTAGAATCTTGACCATTTTCCCACTGGAAATTTCCTCTAGTTATATTAGCAGTATTATTTAATTCTTCATTGTAATCTATCTGCTCGTATATTTTAACTAGATTATAAAGACTTTGTTTAGTTTCATCACGGAAGGCATGTTTCTCAGTTCTTGGAAATTGCCTATAGTATTCATTTAATCCGTCTTGATCATCTTTTAATCCTTCAACTTCATTCTCCCAATGCTCAATAACACCAATATCTATTTTATTACCATCTATACCAATTACGGGTTTAGCTGGTGTATCAAAAACAGGGTAACCATATATATCTATAAACCCTTCATAGTTCCACTCCATTGGAATAAACAATGAGTATAAACCGGATTTTGTTTGCCCGTTTTTATTTCTTTTAGTAACATCAGAGTCGTTGTATAATTTTTTAAAATTATTACCTCCTTTGTCTAACGCGTTACTAGTACTGCCCATCATACACTTACCAGTTATTTTTAATATTGTCAGGTCTTTCCCATTTACCACTTTCATCATGTCCTAATAGTTTTAATTTTTCACCATCATAACTATTGTCTCCAGTATTCTTCCAATCTATAGTAGTATCTAATCCATCTAGTTCTCTCAGTTCTTCGTTAACCTCAATTTTTCTACGTGTAAGTTTTGATGCTGGTACTCTATAGGCAAGTTCGGTTTTAGGACGATCCATACCATCTTGGATGGGTTTAAAGAAGAATGGATAGTTAACTGAGATTGGTACAACTTTATCTGTAAACATTTTCTTAGCATCAGCACCGGTTTTAGAGAGTATGCCATATCTTGAATCACTGGATATTGTTGCTTGATTGACCAGTTCTGCGGAACACATAAAGGAAAATCCAGATCGCCTATTTTTAAGATAACACATTCCATAGGCCCTATTATCTGCTTTACATGCTTCCCAGAAAATAAAGAACAATCTGTTTGCTTCTCTATAGTCTGGTGCACCAACATCGATTTTTGAC